TTGCTAATATCAGTATCATTACTTGCTATATTGGTAACGTTGGTAGCAATATCCGTAGCATTAGTAGCGATATTGGTTACGTTGGTTGCTATATTTGTAACGTTAGTAGCAATATCAGTATCGTTACTAGATATGTTAGCTGTGTTTGTTGCTATATTAGCAGCGTTTGTAGCTATATCTGTATCGTTAGAATCTATTTGACCTTGTAAAGCAGTATCTGCACTACTTCTAGTACTAGCTTCTGTGTCAATATTACCTTGAAGTGTATTGTCGTTAGCAAGTCTAGTAGTTGCTTCTGCATCTATATTAGACTGTAAAGTATTATCGTTTGCTAATCTTGTTGTAGCCTCACTATCAATATTGCTTTGTAAAGTAGTATCAGCACTTCCACGTGTAGTAGCTTCTGCATCAATATTTGTTTGTAGTGTTGTATCTGCTGCAATTCTAGCAGTTTCTTCTGTTGTGATACTAGCTGTATTAGTGTCTATATCAGCTTCTGCTGTGGTTAATCTCGTATCTAAGGAAGATGTATCAATAGTAATAGTTTGACCACTAGCAGTAGTCTGAACACCGTTAGTACCAACTAGGTTTAACGTTTGACTATCCAACTCAACAGCACCAGTACCGCTATCCCCTGTAAAGTCTAAATCTTGCGTGTCCGCAGTATCATACAATTCTGTAAAGTTTTCGTTTACTTTAGTAAATGCAGTTCTTAATGGGTCTCCTGTACCATCATTAGGTGTAGTACCAATATTAATTATTTCTTGTGCCATAATTTATTATTCGTTTTATTAGATATTTTTTTTAAATATTTTTCTAATCTAATTATATTAATTTCTTTTGGTTTGTATTTGTTTACAGTACCCATCCTTCAAAATTTGCATCTTTGTCAGGATATACATCCTCATTATTATTTGTGTAATATTCAGGAAACTTTGAACTTGCATTAAAACTCATATAGGAAATAAATCTATCTGTATAATATTGTGCTGTATCTCTTTCTTTTTCAATTAAAAAATCTACTTCTTCTTTTGATACATTTTCAGCATTTTCAGAACTATGTTTAAATACGCCTTTATTAGCTACCGTATAAGCTGCAAAAGGTAAATATTCTACCATTGCCCAATGTATTAACATAGGCTTTATATACGTTGTTACAAGGCTTAAATAATCCCCTGTTAAAGTACTATTAGTAATTTTATTTTGAATAGACAAAAGTAATTCAGTACCAATATAATTTTGAATATGTATATCTTGTGCAATTTTTACATACTGAATAAACTTGTCTGTATCAACATTTCCGTTCATTGCAGTAAACTTAATTACATCTTTTCTTGTTATTAGTATTGCTTCTGCCATTTCTTATTTATTTACAAATCCTTGATTAGGCATATCCTTTGGTCGTTTTGCCACTTTAGGGTCGTTTGTTTCAGGTTTAAAACCTTCCTTTTTTGCTTTGTTTACACTAACTTCTGCATTTGGATTAGTTGCATCAGGTTGTACACCTTTTGCCATATAAGTTTTGCGCATCCAGAAATGATGACAAGCACCACCGCCTTTATAAAGCCAAATATCATAAGTAGCTGCTCCACTTAATCCCCAACCTGCATTTACTGCTTTAGTACTCATTTGAGTAATATCTTCCTTACGATAAATCTTTTTAGCACTTACCATTTTCTTACAAAAATCCCTACTGTTTGATTGTGTTTTTAATGGTGCATATTGATAACGAACCTTGAATGCTGTTAAATCATTTGTTAATTCATCTTGTTCACTTTTAGCGTTTGGTCTTGCAGTTCCTGTTGAAGCTAAATTTATCATTTTATCTAATGCTTCTTCTTGGTCGTAATCTACTTCACGTTCATCTACTAATTCCCAATTTTCTAAATCTTCTTCTTCTCCAAACTCACTAAGTAAATCAAACATTTCATTGTCATCAAAACTTTCTTCTTTAGATAATGTTAATTCATCTTTTACACCTGTTTCTTCTTCACGTGCTTCATCCGTAATAGCATTATCGGTTTCAATAAATGCTAAAGGTTGTAAAGTTTTAAAGTAAAGTTTTAAACTAATCCCATTAACCGCTAAAATATCGTCTAGGGCATCGCAAATTAGTTCTTGATAGGGTTTTATAGTTATATTGTCAAAAAGTAGCGCAGCAGTCTTTATTTCGTCTGCATTTGAACCTAAACCATTGTTTTCAGTTCTTACTCCTAACAACAAGGGTGAAGTTACTCTATGTGCTACAATTAACTTATTAGAACATTCATTCGAAAGGTACTCGTAGTGCTGAGGTGCATCGTTTAATGGAATATCATCAACAGTAGTTTTAGATTCTGCATTATTATTAAATGCAATTACTACTTTTTCACCTCTAGCTCCAGTAAGTTTACGCATTACATCAGATTTAATCTGCATTTGCTTCTCTCTATCTGGTACTCCATTGTTAAAGTTTACTACCTTTGTACCACTAAATCCATTTTGTACATCATTAATAAGGTAATCAGATACTTCACTTTCTAGTTCTGCATAAGCTAAACCACCTTGATAATCCACAGGACAATAATAATCATATCCTGAAACATATTTTTTAATAATTTTTATTTCAGGTTCAGTACCATTACCAAATCCAAATGCTGCTATTCTTTTAGGTTTATCACTTCTTTTTAGTTTTGCCCAATCGTGATAATAATAGTATGCTTCTATTTGTCCATCTTCATTACATTTTTCTGCTCGTAATGTTTGTCTTGGAAAATGCTCCCCTTTTACTACTTTTTTATCTTTGTAAAGAACCTGTATAGAACCTTCTCCCAATAATTTTAAATCAAGTGTTATTTTTCTTAAACAACTATCAGAAAATATAGAACGCATTGAAGCGTATTCATTTGGTTTTCTATTACTATCTAGTGCATCTAATCCTTTACCATAAATCATATTACTAACACCATTAATAATAGCATTGTTAGTTGTTGAATTAGTGTAAAGTTCAATTAAGTAAGAATAGTAATCGTTATCTTCTCCATAATCTACCCAATCACGATTTTTATCTTCGCTGATTTTAGGTCTGTTATATGAAGCTAAATTAACTATGTGTAAATTATCCATTATAAGGTAATAAATTCGTTATCTGTATCATTAAAAATATATTCGCCTTGATTAACTGTATAAGCAGCTACATCTGTTTGATTTGTGCAAAATATTTTATCTTTATATATAGTTTCAATTCCTGTTATTTTTAAGGTATAAGAAACGTCTTGCTTTAATGGTAAAACAGCATTATAAGTACTATAATATGAACTATCCATTATTTGGTCGCTATAAACGTTGTAAACATCTGTATTTGTTGTTTCATTTCTTATAGCAATATTATACCCAATTTGGTCTACGGTTAATACTGTGTTATCTGCTGTAATTAAAGTACTATCAGCAGCAGCTACTTGACCAATATTTAGTTTTCTTGGTATAAACTTAATCGTTTGCGCTAAATTAGTTTCTTTTAATACTATCATATATATACAATAATATTATTTGTTTTTTGTTATTTATAAGACATAAAAAAGGGTAGCATATAGCCACCCTAATTTATCAAAATTAAATTCTTTTTTACCCTTGTTAATAGAACAAGAGTAATTTTTACCCTTGTTAAGAATTTGTACCTTCTGTTACTGTTACCGTTGCACTAGTCATTCCTGCAAATGGGTCAGCAGCTGTTGGTGCATTAACAAAGTTAGCAGGTTTTACTTCTTGTGCGTTTAGCGTTAAAGTATATCCTGATAAGTCAGCCATTGCAGCCCCTGTTGAAACAGTTCCACCTGTTACTTCCGCTCCGTGCTGTAATCCCATAACAAATACATTTCCGTTATAATCTTCAACAGCTACGTGTGGTCTACCGTAAGCTAATAGTTTTAATTCTTTGTTATCTTCTTTACTTAATTTTTTCAAAGTAAGTGTCAAAGTTTGGTCAAAGAAAGTCGTTCCGTTTTCACGTGAAGAAGTAATAGCCTGTTCAAAGCTACTATTTCCTTTCAATTCGTATTTAAAAGCTACAAAAGTTCCTGTCATATCAGTAATCTCGTCATCTGTTTCTGTTACCGTTCCATAATCTCCGAAATCAGTAAAGTAAACAGCTTTAAGACCACCTACTACATCTTTGCAGGGTTCTTTTCTACCTTTGGTTAAATCACAAGCCATATTATTTTATATTAAAAAAGGGTAGGTAGGCACAAATTCGGCTTACCCACCCTTTAAGTTAGTTAATCTTATTATTATAGTCCGATTCCGTAAGATACGATATCAGAAACAATTCCGTATTGTACACCTGCTGTAAATCTCATTACAACACGTACATTTTGAGAACCATCAATATCAGCCATATCAATTACTTTCACTTCGTTATGGTCCGATAAAAGACCGGTGCCAAAGTAAAGGTTTGAAGTTTCAGCAGCAATAGCAGCATTAGCAGCAAGACCATTTGCAACGAATAATGGAACACCTTGAAAGTTCATTTCAGTTTGTCCTACGTTGTATAAATCTCTGTAACCTA